GGGGGAAGCACGTCGACGTCAGGCTGTCGTCGATCGTCGCGCCGGGCGACGTAAAGAAGCGGCAGAAGCAGCCGCACGTCTTGGCGCTTGCCCAGACGTTCCGGGAGCACGGCGGCCGCCCGGGGAACGTCATGTGGGTGCGCCGCGTGGCCGGCAAGGGCTACGAGATCGTGGCGGGGCGGGACCGGTTCGCCGCGCTGCTGCTCGTCGGCGTCAAGCGCGACACCGTGCGCCCGATCGAGGACGCGACGCCCGAGGAGCTGCGGGACCTGGAGGAGATCGAAAACCTCTACCGCCGGCCCGTCGAGAATCGCGACGAGCTGATCGCCCGGCGCGTGGCGCGCGTCGCCGAGCAGGTGAAGGCCGAGCGCAAGGAGGAGGCGAATACCGGACACGTGTCCGGAGATCGGCTAGCGCGCCCGGGACCGAAGAAGACGGTCAAGGGCGAGGCGCGCGAGCGCGTGGCGGCGCAGACCGGCCGCACGCCCGAGGCCGTCCGCAAGGCCGACGAGCGCGCGGCGAAGACTCGATCGGAGGAGGCGGCCGGATCTGGTTCGCAGTTGGGCGCTGGGAGCAGCCCGGTCGCCCCTCCGGTCGAGACCTTCGGGGAGCAGATCACCGAATCAGAGCGGTCTTTCGTGCTCGCCCAGCACGAGATGACGAAGGCCGTGGACAACGCGGCCCGCGCGGCGCAGGCGGCGATCACGAAGTTCGCGCAGAGCGGGTGGGCGTTCCAGGTCCGGGCGCAGCTGGAGAAGCTCAACGACGCCGCCCACGCCCTGGGCGTACTCGCGCGCGCCCAGAAGCTCGTCGCGGTGTGCCCGTATTGCAAGGGCAAGGGTGGAACCGCCTGCGAGGCGTGCGGGGGCGTTGGGTTCGCGCGAGCCGAGCAGATGGCGAACGTCCCGCCCGAACTGCTCAAGCCGGGCGTGACGTTCGCGCCGAAGACGCGTCTGGCAGGACTGACATGGCCTGCATTACCACGTCGTCCGGCGCCCTGACGTCCCGGATCCTCCGGGGCGACCGCGTGCGGTTCAAGGACGGTCGCGCCGCGGCCTACCGGCGCGCCTACGAGTTCGACACCAATCGCGTCTTCACGGTGACGAACGGGAAGGACTACGACGGGCGTCTGTTCATCGACGCCCCCCCCCACTGCGTCTGGCCGCGCGACGTGGTGCTGGCCTGGGGCAGCGCGGGCGAGCGCCGCGAGGCCTTGCTCAAGGCGGGGCACACTAAATGAGCCTCGTTCAGGTCGACATGTTCGCGGCGCCGCCGCGCGCACCCATGCTGCGCGACAACGCGCCTGCGCCCGAGGGCGACACGCGCGTGCCGCGGCCGTACCAGGCGCAGGCGATCGCGAACATCCGGGCCGAGCTGGGCCGCAACCGCTCGACGCTGCTGGTTTTGCCGACGGGCGGCGGCAAAACGTTCGTGTTCTCCAACGTCGCACGCGACTGGCCGGGCAACGTGCTCGTGCTCGCGCACCGGGCGGAGCTCATCGACCAGGCGCGCGACGACCTGCACGAGGTCACGGGCGAGTACGTGGCGAAGGAGAAGGCCGAGACCTACGCCGACCGGGCGCGGCTCGTCGTCGGGTCGGTGCAGACGCTCAAGGGCGCACGGCTGGAGTGGTTCGCGGAGCGGCACCCGCCGACGCTGGTCATCGTGGACGAGGCGCACCACGCGGTGAGCCCGAGCTACCGAGCGATCTTCGACGCCTTCCCGGAGGCGAAGGTGCTCGGCGTCACGGCGACGCCCGACCGCGGGGACGAGAAGGCGCTGGGGCAGGTGTTCGACTCGGTGGCGTTCGTGTACGAGATCCAGGACGCCATCCGCGACGGCTACCTGTGCCAGATCCGGGTCAAGCAGGTGATGGTCGGCGCGATCGACCTGTCGAACGTCGGAACCGTGGCGGGCGACCTGCACCAGGGCGAGCTCGACGCCGTGATGAAGGCCGAGGAGGTCCTGCACGGCATCATCGCGCCGAGCGGGCGCGGGGACTCGCTGATCGAGCTGGCGGGCGAGCGCCGGACGGTGATGTTCTGCACGTCGGTCGACGCCGCGCACCGGGCGGCCGAGATCATCAACCGGTACAGGCCGGGCAGCGCGCGCGCGGTCGACGGCGGCACGCACATCGACACCCGCAAGGCGATCCTGCGGGACCACAAGGCCGGGCGCTACCAGTTCCTGTGCAACGTCGGCGTGCTGACTGAGGGTTACGACGACCCGGGCGTGTCGTGCATCGCGATGGCGCGCCCCACGAAGTCGCGGGCGCTCTACGCGCAGTGCGCGGGCCGCGGGCTGCGCATCCGCGACGGGAAGGACGACTGCCTGCTGCTCGACTTCGTGGGCAACAGCGGCAAGCACAGGCTGGTGTCGGCGCTGGACGTGCTGGCGGGCAAGTACGACGACGAGGTGATCGACAAGGCGCGGGACATCCTCGAGGCGCAGGGCATGGACGGCATGCTGGCCGGGGACGCGCTGGAGCGCGCCCAGCAGCTCGTCGACCAGGCGCGCGAGCGCGAGGCGGCGAAGCGCCTCAAGCTCAAGGCCAGGGGCGCGGAGCGCGTGGTGATCGAGCGCGACCCGTTCGCGCTGCTCGATCTGAGCAACCCCGAGGAGGATCCGCGCTACGCGGCGTACCGTGCCGAGGCGACCGAGAAGCAGGTGGCCTTCCTGTCGAAGAAGGGGATCCAGGAGGCCGAGAAGCTCTCGAAGCGCCAGGCGTCAGCGATCATCGCGCGGCTCATCAAGAACGCCGACGAGGGGCTAGCCACCTACAAGCAGGTCCAGGCCCTCAGGAAGCGGGGCGTCGACACCAAGGGCATGACGTTCACGCAGGCGCGCCGGGTGATGGACGCGATCGCGGAGAACGGGTGGCGGCCGCTCGCGCCCGCGCGTCTGGCGCAGCTCATGGAGCGCCAGCCCGGGGAGGACGGTTGATGGACGGCAAGCTCAAGCGGTCGATCTACCGCGAGGTGCGGCTGCGGGCCGAGGCGCGCGCCGCCCGCGATCCGCGTCGCCGCGTGCGCCGCCGGCAGGCGCTGGGGCGGCCGCCGAAGGCGAGGGCCTAGTGATGGCTGTCGCGGCGGTGCCGAATAGCGGACAGGTGTCCGGTAATGCAGCCGGGCCGATGACGCTGCGCGAGCTCTACCAGGAAGCGAAGCGTGACGCGCTCAAGCCGACGATCGAGACGCGGCTGAAGTGGTTGTTCTGGCACGCGAAGGCGGTGGGCCGGGTCGAGGTCGCGCGCGCGGTGCTCAAGCGCTTCGAGGCTCGCGATTGGGAGGTGCACTCTCGGTCGCTGTCCCTCATCCCGGGCACGTCGACACATCAGGCAATGGTCGACGCCCGCCCGAAGGCGGACCTACAGCGAGCACAGGACTACCTCGACGAGCAGGTGGCCTTCGAGCAGGCGTGTCGATCGGTGGCCGAGATGCTGGGAGCGAAAGGAGCAAGGCCGTGAGAGTGAAGACGGGACTTCGGATCTTGATGTTCGTGGGGCTCTGGGGCTGCGGGCCGGCACCGCTCGGGTTCGACCCGCCGCCCTGCGAGGCGACGCCGGTCGTGATGCGCGTCGAGGCCTGTCCGGTCGGCGGGCGCGTGCGGTGCTTCGACCAGGGCGTGCCCGTGGTCGGCTGCACGATCGAGCACCTGCCAGGCGGCGTGCGCACCGAGGCGCTCTGCGTGGAGGCGTGCGACTGATGGGCCGGTTCAAGCTGCCCAGGAAGGCGGGCGGGTTCAGGGGGCCGCTGCCCGAGCCGTTCGAGCGGTGCGAGCTCGTGATCGAGAAGCGGCCGACGGACGAGTGGATGGAGCTCCACGGGGCCGAGCTCGAGCGCGGGGAGATCGAGCCCGACGATGAGGACATGTACGTGGGCCTGAACATCTACGGGTTCCACGTGATCCCGAAGGCGAACACGCCGCCGTCGCAGTGGCCCCAGGGGCGGACGCTCATGCTCACGCTCACCGAGGTGCCCTACGTCGAGTTCCGGGCCGAGTGCCTGCGCGACCTGGACCGTCGGAACGCGCCGGCGCCCGAGCCGGCGGACCACCGGGCCGAGCTGCTCGAGGTGGCGGACAAGGCCCTCGAGGCGGCGCGCGCCGCGCGAGCGGCCAACGACCAGGCGCCCGCGAAGGTGGCGCCGGGGGAGTTCGCCATGACGGAGGCCCAGGACGCGACGGACGTGGCCGCGGCGATGCCGGCGATGCCGTGGTGGCGGCGGCTCTGGTACGCGGCGGTGAGGCGGGCGTGACGCGGACGTTCTCCCGCCACGTCAAGGGCGTGCTCGAGCGCGTCCTGTACCTGGCGAAGCTGCGCGACGTCGCCCTCGAGCATTTCGAGCGCGGGGCGCCGCACGAGCGCGTGCGGGCGTCGGCGATCGCGAAGGTCGTCGCGCCGCTGGTCGACGTGGAGAACAGCCCGACGTTCCGGGGGGACCTGGCGCAGGCGCTGCGCGGCGCAGGTTGGCGCTGGGTACGGGTCGGCAACGTGCGGCTGTGGAAGGGGGCGCGGGCGCGGTGAAGATCTCGCGGAAGCTCCAGGCCGAGTGGCGGGCGAAGCTCGCGGCGTCGGGGTTCCAGGACCTCGAGGGCGCGGACCGCGACGGCCCGCTGTCCGACCGGGGGAACCTGCACCCGAAAGAGGAGACGGCCGAGCACCACGACGCGATGGCGTGGCGGGCGCAGACGGGCGCCGAGTACACGAGCTGGGCGCAGGGCGTGCTGCACACGCACCGGTTCCGGTCGGCGATCGAGCGGACCATCTGGGAGCTCCACGCCGAGGGCGACGGGCTGCGGGAGATCGCCGCCGCGCTGGGCGTGACCTACCACCAGGCGCGCGACGTCGTGAACGGCATCAAGGGGAGGGTCGGTAACAAAGGGACGAAAGGTAAGGAGAAACGATGGCGCGAAAGAAGGCCGTTCAGGGCACTGTCGTGGGAGACGGGGGTCAAGCTGGCGGCGGCGATAGTCCGGACGCTGACGCGATCCTCGACCTCGGGCTCTCGATCATCCGGCGGGACCTCGGCCGCATCGAGGCCAACGCCGAGAAGACCAAGCGCCAGCTCGGTCTCGAGGAGGCCCAGACGGTCGCAGGGTACGTCCGGGCGCTCGGCGGCATCGCGCGCGCCCGCAGCGGCCGCGGCGCGGGCGGCCTCGGGAAGCTGAGCATGAACGACCTGATTTCCGAGGTGGCGAAGATCCCCGAGGTGCGCGCGGCGCTGGAGGCTGGCGAGTGACGCGCGCGGGGGCCTTGGCCGTGCTGGCGTCGGCGTGCATGCGGCAGGGCAGCCTGCTCGAGTACGAGCCGGGCGAGCTGCTCATCGTCGACCACAGAATCCTGGACAAGCCGTCCATTCAGGTCGCGGTCCCGCCGCCCGTGCCCACCTTCTCGGAGTGGATCGCCGGCGCGCCGCCGGCGCCGCGGACCGACCCGCACGTGTTCGAGGCGCGGCCGTTCAAGGGCGAGCCCGGCTGCGTGAACGCGGGGCAGACGGCGTGGGGCTACTACGTGGACGCGAATGCGTGAAGACCGCGCGGAGCCTCCAGGTCCTGGCCGAGCTCGCCGCGCGCGCGCGCCTGGTGCGGGCGTTCGACGCCGCGGCGTTCGCGGGCGGGCACGCGCCCCAGCTGGGCTTCATCCGGGACCGGTCGCAGTGGCAGCACGTGATGTGCGCGCGGCAGAGCGGCAAGACGTTCGCCGACGACTTCATCCTGGGGGAGAACGCGGTTCTGCACCCCGAGAGCGTGGGGCTGTTCCTGGGGCTCAAGGGCACGGGCGTGAAGGTCTCGAACTGGGTGCCGATCTGGAAGGCGGGCATCTGCGCGCCGCGGGAGGTCCCGGACGACTGGCACAACGAGACCCTGATGATGACGACCTGGCCCAACGGATCGCGGGTCATGTTCGGGGGCACGGACGACCTGTCCAACGTCAAGAAGTTCCTCGGCAACAGCCTGCGAAACCACGGGATCGTCATCGTGGACGAGGCGCAGGACCAGCCGAGCGAGGTGCTCAAGTACATCATCACGCAGCTGCTCGTGCCGATGCTGGGCCCGACGAGCCGGATCATCCTGTCCGGAGTTCTGCCCGACGTGCCGGCGGGCTACTTCTACGAGCTGGCGGCCGACCGAGAGCTCGCCGACGCGCCCGAGCTCCGAGTGTCGAAGGGCTTCTCTCATCATGAGTGGGGCCGCGCCGCGAATGTGCACACGCCCGAAGCGATGGAGCACCTGCACAAGTACCTGTCCGACCGCGGCCTCACGCTCGACGACCCGCAGATCCAGCGCGACTGGTTCATGAAGCGCGTCTGGGACCAGGACGCGACGGCGTACCGCTACGCGCGCGCGCGGAACGGCTACCTGCCCGAGGTGCCCGGATGGATCGACGGCCCGATGTTCGGCAAGGGGCACGTCATGGCGGCGGTGCCGCACGCGCACGTCGACCAGTTCACGGTGGGCATCGACCCGGGCGGCGGCGACCGGACGAGCGTCGTCGTCTGGGGCTGGGGCGACCACACGCACGAGGTCCAGCACGTCTTCGAGTGGGTGACCGACCGCGACGTGCCGGTGAGCCTGGGCGAGATCGGCGAGGTCCTGGGGCTCGTGCAGCGGCACTACCCGACGTCGCTGTTCACGTGGGACCCCGGCTCGGGAAAGATGGAGCTCGACACGTTCGGCGCCGACTACGACGTGCCGCTGGTGCGCGCGGCGACCAAGGCCGACCTGCCCGGCCAGGTGCGCCGGAACAACGACCTGCTGTCGAAGGGCTGGGCCCAGGTCATGATCGGCTCGCGCCTCGAGGAGGACTACCTCAAGGCCCGATGGGACAAGGACGCGCGCGCCGCCGGCGCCTGGCGCTGGGCGAGCGCCTGGCACCCGGACCCCAGCGAGGCCGCGCGCTACGCGCTCCAGGGCTACTTCGCGAACTACTCGCCCGCGGTGCCCGAGCAGACGCACGCGGAGAAGCGCCGCGCGCTCACGGAGCTCGCGCAGAAGCGGGCCAAGGCCAAACGGGCCGGCAAGCGCCTCGCAGAGGACGAAGAGGCGCAGGTTTTCGAAGGGGACGACCCATGGTCATGAAACCGGGGGCCAATGAATACGCCTCACCGCCAAGGCGCCTGGCATCGGCTGGGCAACGCCTCTCAGGCGCGCGCAACGGGGCTCGGCGCGCCTGGCGAACGTGGGCGGGCTCTCGCCCGAGATAGCGGCGCCGTTGCGCTGGCCTCCGAGTCGAGGCGCCAGCGGGTCGCGAACAGTCGGCAGGGCGGTCCGGGTCTCCCGGAGATCGCCCCGGTGTGTGCCGACGCCGTGACGCGCGCGGGCAATTGCGGACACGTGTCCGGAGTTCTGGCGATCGGCCTGACCAGGGCATGGACCTGCGCAAGCTCAAGTCGCTGATTCGCACGTTGAAGAAGGAAGGCGTCGCCGAGTACGAGGAAGGCGACCTGAAGCTGCGGTTTGCCGACACGATGCCGGCAGGAACGCAGCAGGTCGCGTCGGGCGATGACGACGACCTGGACCTGCCGGCGGGCGTGGTCGACCCGCGCAAGCGGCTGCGTGAGATCTACGCGAGGCAGGGGAAGAAGCCCGCCCGGGGTGCCGCGTGAGCGTCCACGACTACAGCGGGAACAACACCCGCGGCGGGACGCCCAAGCGTTGGTGGCCCGGCCCCGACGGGAAGTTCACGGGGGACTACGAGCCTGGCCAGGCGATGGTCGACACGGCGCGCGCCATCGAGACGAGCCCCGGTGAGCAGCAGCGGCAGGACCTGAATCTCGTCTACGGCTCGATGTACGAGGGCCGCGAGCTCGTGGGCCTGTACCAGTACGGCGGCCGCGCGGCCTCAACTCCCGAGGGCGTGCCCACGGCGGTGGGCGAAGTGACCTGGAACGTCATCCGGTCGGTGGTCCAGACGGTGGCGTCGCAGGTGTCGCGCTCGCGGCCGAGGGCGCGGTTCCTGACGACGGGCGGCTCGCGCAAGCAGAAGCGCAAGGCGAAGCTGCTCACGCGGTTCTGCGACGGGCTGTTCACGGCGGCGCGGGTGTACGAGTGCACGCAGCAGATCTTCGTCGATGCCGGCTGGGCGGACGTGGCGGGCGTGGACGTGTACGGCGAGGACGGCGAGGTCAAGGTCGACCGGATCCTGTGTAACGAGCTCATGATCGACGCCTCGGACGGCATCCGGGGCAAGCCGCGCAGCCTCTACCGCCGGAAGTTCGTCGACAAGTGGGTGGCGCTGCTCCGGTTCGGCAAGGGCAAGATGCTCGAGGCCGACGCGAGCGGCGAGCTGCAGCCGACGACCGAGAGGGCGGCGGCGATCATGGCCGCTAAGACCACGAACCCGGTCAACGACGGCACGACGTCGAACCTCATCGAGATCTACGAGGCGTGGCACCTGCCCTCGAAGAAGGGCGCGAAGGACGGCAGGCACGTCATTGCGGTGGACGGCCACGGCGGGACGCTCGTCAACGACGAGTGGACGCACGACTACTTCGGGCCGGTGCTGTTCAGCATCGATTCGGCGGCGGTCGGGCCCTACGGCAGGAGCGCGGCCGAGGTGCTGATGCCGATCCAGATGGCCATCAACACGGGGCTCGACAAGATCGCCCGCGGGCACCACCTGCAGGCCGTCCCGCGCGTGGGGCTGCCGAACAGCGCGAAGATCGTGCAGATGCCCAATGGCATCGGCTCGGTGATCCGGTTCATGGGCAACCAGGGGCCGGTGTTCTACGCGCCCCAGGCCTTCTCGCCCGAGGTCTACCAGCAGCTCGAGCGGCACTACGAGAAGGCCTTCGCGCTCTACGGCGTCAACGCCCAGATCGCCGCGGGCCAGAAGGAGGCGGGCGTCACGGCGGCGGTGGCGATCCGCGAGTCGCTGGACATCCAGACGGCCCGCTTCGCGGTGCTGTCGCAGCGGTGGGAGCAGCTGCACATGGACATCGCCCGCCGGTGCATCGACGTCGCCCGCGAGCTCTACGTCAACGACCCGGCCGCGCGCGTGGCGGCTCCGGGGACGGCGCTCCTCGAGCAGATCCCATGGAAGGACGTCAACATGGAGGAGGACGAGTACGTGATCCAGCCGTACCCCGCGTCGCTCCTGCCCACGACGCCCCAGGGGCGCGCCGACAAGGTCATGGA